TCTTCCGCACGTAGGTCAAGAAACGTTTGAGCGTAACTTCCGTGAAGAGGTTGTCGTTCCTATGTTAGAGAATATCTATCACTCCAAACTGAAAGTCGTAAATGGCTAAGACACCAGCATGGCAGAGGAAAGAAGGCAAATCGGAGAAGGGTGGCTTGAATGCGAAAGGCCGCGCCTCAGCGAAAGCGCAAGGTATGAATTTGAAAGCGCCCCAGCCCGAAGGCGGCTCCCGGCGCGACTCTTTCTGTGCGAGGATGGGCGGCATGAAGAAGAAGCTAACCAGCGCAAAGACCGCCAACGACCCAAACTCACGCATAAATAAAGCTCTTAGAGCTTGGAACTGTTAAATGGACTACCATGTTCTTTGGTCAGCAGCTTTATCCGTCATTCTTGGCGTGGCGGGATTTATCCTGCGTGAGAAGTTTGCTGAACTCAAAGAAGTAGCTTCTGAGCTACGACGTGTTGAGCGGTTACTCAACATAACACGAGAGGAGAACCATCGTGATTTCATTACTAAAGCAGAAGTTCAAAGAATTTCTGACCACATTGACCAGCGCTTTAACAGGCTTGAAGAAAAGATTGACCAGCTTATTCGGCAGAAAGGATAATGATGCCGAGCACAAGTAAGAAGCAACACAATTTCATGGCCGCGATAGCACATTCGCCATCGTTTGCTAAGAAAGTAGGAGTGCCCATGTCAGTGGGCAAAGACTTTGTAACTGCCGATAAAGGCAAGAAATTTTCTAAAGGTGGAACTATGGCTAAGAGCGACATGAAAGAAGACATGAAGGCTGATCTGAAACAAGATAAAGCCATGATGCAAAAAGCAGTCAATAAGCACGAAGGTCGTTTGCACAAAGGCGCATCTATGACCAAACTGGCTAAAGGCGGCATGGCTCCATCTAAGATGGGCGCAGTCAAAGTTGGTAAAAATCCTGATGGTATTGCTGAAAAAGGCAAAACCAAAGGAACAATGATTGCCATGAAACGTGGCGGAAAGTGCTAAGGAGTAATCATGGCTAAATACAAAAATCTTACTGAAGTGTATGGTGATGGATATATGTTAGATCCTGAATATTCAGACAAACCATTTAAACCAGATATGGGCGTTGGTGCTTCAGAGTATGTTGGCCCAAATCCTTCAAAAGCTGGTGCTGGTCGTGGCAAACAAGGTGGCCCCACAGCTAAAGAACTTAAAAAGTATGAAGACAAATTAAACGCTAATATTTTTACTGAAGGTAAACGTATGCCTCCATCACCTCGTGAGATGGCATCTGGCGGTAAAATTTCTTCTGCGTCTAAACGTGCTGACGGTTGCGCTACTAAAGGCAAGACCAAAGGCACCATGATTACCATGAAAGGCGGCGGTTACGCCTGCTAAATTATGATGGCAAGTCGTGGAATGGGAGCCGTTCTCCCAAGCAAAATGCCAAGCGGAAAGCGTAAAGCTCGCCGTGATGACACCGACTTTACTCAGTACGCTGAAGGCGGGCCTGTTGGCTTGTATGCCAACATTAACGCAAAGAAGAAGCGTATAGCTGCTGGCTCTAAAGAGAAAATGCGTAAGCCCGGAGCCAAAGGTGCGCCCACGGCACAGGCTTTTATTGAGTCTGCAAAGACAGCGCAGAAATGATAAAAGATTTCTAGGATACAAATGACCACTACCGGCTCAACCCTTTTTAATATGGACTTCACGGAGATTGCCGAGGAAGCTTGGGAGAGGGCTGGTCGTGAAATGCGGTCTGGCTACGACCTTAAAACTGCTCGCCGATCAATGAATCTAATGACTATTGAGTGGCAGAGTAAGGGTATAAATATGTGGACTATGGAGCAGGGGATCATTAATTTGACCCCCGGCTTAGCTACTTACGCACTGCCTACAGATACCATTGATTTGTTAGAACATGTAATTAGAACTGGTTCTAATACATCATCTACCCAAGCTGACTTGACTATTACACGTATTAGTGTTTCTACTTATGCGACCATACCAAACAAGTTACAACAGGCGAGACCGATTCAAGTATGGATCCAGCGGTTATCTGGTGAGACAAATCCTACAAACGCTGTACTCGTTGGTGCTCTTACCTCTACAGACACTACGATCACGCTTAGCACGGTGGTTGGGTTAGCCGGATCAGGCTTTATCCGCTTGGGTACAGAAGATATTTACTACACCTACGTATCAGGGAATACCCTTGGTGGTGTATTTCGTGGACAGAATAACACTACAGCCGCTTCTCAGGCAGATGGTACTGCGGTGTTTGTGCCTCAGTTACCCGCTGTGACTGTCTGGCCTACGCCGGATAACAGCACAACGTACCAGTTTGTTTACTGGCGTTTGCGTAGAGTTCAGGACGCTGGTGCTGGTGTTGAGACAGCCGACATGAACTTCCGGTTTTTGCCATGCCTTGTAGCTGGTTTGGCGTACCACATTGCTATTAAAGTACCTGAATTAATGCCTCGTATTCAGATGCTTAAACAGATTTACGACGAAACCTTTGAGATTGCCGCAGGTGAAGACCGCGAAAAAGCAGCCATTAGGTTTGTTCCTCGTCAGATGTTTATTGGTAGCACGTAATGGGAAATAGGTTTGCATCCGGCAAGATAGCGATTGCTGAATGTGATCGCTGTGGCCAGCAGTATCAATTGAAAACGCTTAAGACTGAGATCATTAAGCAGCGTAAATATCAGTTGTTAGTCTGTGCTGAATGTTGGGATCCGGATCAGCCTCAGTTGATGTTAGGTACATTTCCTGTGGATGATCCACAAGCTTTGCGTAATCCTCGTAAAGATACAACGTATGTTACTTCAGGCGTTAATTCGGCTGGTAATTTGTCGGGTGGTTCAAGGGATATTCAATGGGGCTGGTATCCAGTTGGTGGAGCTAGTAATTTTGATTCAGGATTGACACCAAATTACTTGGTGGCAACGACATTTGTTGGTACAGTTACAGTATCTTAAGGAGATTAAAATGGCATACACACGATCAGCAGACGGCATTGCTAAAAAAGGTAAAACCGTAGGCAAAAATTTAGGTGACAGCGGCCCTATTGCTGGCATGATGGGCGGCGGAAAAGGCAAAGGTAAAGGTAAAACCAATGCCGATATGTTGTCTATGGGTCGCAACTTGGCAAAGATTGCCAATCAGAAACGAGGTTAATCATGGTTACACAAGTTAAACCAACTACAAAAAACAGTCCTAAGATTGTTACAGGTACAAGCAAAGGTAAAGAAAATAAACCTGCTAGTGCTTATGTAGATCGTGCTAAGGAAGGCTTGGCTCAATTAGCTTCTCGTCCTGACCAAAGTGATGCAGCTACAGTCAATATGTCTGTAGGTAACATTACTCGTCGTCCACAGCCGGCGGCTAAAACGTCTGGTATCAAAGTTCGCGGTACAGGTGCAGCTACCAAAGGTTTAATGGCACGAGGCCCAATGGCTTAAATTATGACAATGACATACGCCCAACTTGTAGCTGCGGTAACTGATTACACGCAGAACACGTTTGACACGACCACGATCAATGTAATGATCCAGCAGGCGGAGCAACGCATCTATAACACGGTGCAGATTGCTAACTTGCGAAAAAACGTGACGGGCGTATTAACAAACGGCAATAAGTACTTGGCCTGTCCAAATGATTTTTTATCAACGTACAGCCTTGCTGTTTACCCGTTTAACTCTACAACTGCTACGGGAACGTTCGGTCAAAAGACAATTGTTGTTGCAAGTACAACTGGTATTGCTGTGGGTCAACAGGTAACTGGGACTAACATTGGTACAAATGCATTGGTTAGAAGTATTGCCAGCACAACAATTACCTTGACGGTGGCTAACAGCGGTACAGTAAACGGTGCTGTTGTGTTCCAAGGTGATTATCTGTACCTGTTAAACAAAGATGTTAATTTCATACGTGAAGCGTATCCATTTAGTTCGGTGGTATCTGAGCCTAAACACTACGCTATCTTTGGCCCGCAGTCGGCTAACGTCAACGAGTTGTCGTTCATTCTTGGCCCCACGCCTGATGCTAACTACTATGCAGAACTGCATTACTACTACTATCCAGAGTCTATTGTGGTTACAGGCACTACATGGCTAGGTGATAACTTTGACTCTGCATTGCTGTATGGCACTCTGTGTGAAGCAGGTGTTTACATGAAGAGCGCACCGGAAGACGGCATGTATAAGACGTACCAAGAACGGTACGTTCAAGCTATTGCACTTCTCAAGAACTTGGGTGATGGTAAGCAACGTGCAGACGCTTATCGTGATGGTCAATACAGGGTTGCAGTAACATGAGTATTCTCCAAACCCAGACAACCAGTTTTAAGACGGAGCTTTATACAGGCGTTCATAACCTATCTACCAATACGTTAAAGATCGCCCTGTACACGGCTAATGCTAATTTAAACGAAGCTACTACTGTGTACAGTGCAACCAATGAAGTTACTGGGACTGGATACGTGGCTGGCGGCGTAACGCTTACGGGCGTAACCATTAGCTCGTCTGGATATACGGCTTTTGTAGACTTTGCTGATGTGGTCTTTGGCGCATCGGTTACGGCTCGTTGTGCTTTGATCTATAACGTTACTCAGGGTAACAAATCCATTGCTGTGTTGGACTTTGGGTCTGACAAAACATCTACCAATTTCACCATCACAATGCCTGCTAACACAGCGACGGCAGCATTGATCCGTTCTTCTAATTAAGGAGCCTCACATGAGCTTAGACAAAATGACCGCAACAGACAAAGTGGAAGCGATCACTAAATACAACACCATGCCTGAAGACACAATGTCTATTCACGGCTCTTATCATGCTGTTTGCTACAGCGCAGATGGTTTTATCAAGTGGGAAGATGAGATTGAAAACTTGGTCACTACAGTGGGCAAGAACTTTACACTAGATACAACTCTGGGTAACGTAGCTGGCGGTGCAGTCGTAATGGGTCTGAAGGGTACAGGAACGGCAGTTGTAGCCGACACGCAAGCCTCTCACGCAAGTTGGTTAGAGGTTGGCCTAGCCAATGCCCCAACTTACTCAGGAAACCGTCCTACGCCGTCTTTTAGCGCGGCGGCGGCTGGTAGCAAGGCAACGTCTTCTGCGGTGTCATTTTCCATGACCAGCACAGGAACGGTGGCTGGTTGCTTCATCAACATTGGCGGTAGCTCTACAAAAGACAACACAACGGGAACTTTGTTCTCCGCTGGTGACTTTTCTAGTTCTAAGTCTGTGATTAACGGTGACACAATCGCTGTTACGTACACTGCTACATTGACATAAGATGGCAACCGGATGGGGTGATCTTGCTTGGGATGATGGCTACTGGGGTGGCGCGGATGTCTACGCCGACAGTGTTACAGAATCCATGGCAATTACCTCGGTTGAGGCGGCAACGGCTACATTTCCTGACTCTGTTACAGAGACAGCGGCTACATCTACAACTGAAACGGTGGCGGCAACATTCGCCAAGTCCATAACCGAGACTGTAGCAACTTCCACAACGGAAGCTGTAGCGGCCACATTTGCCAGAGATATCACGGAAACTGCGGCCATTACTGAAGTTAATGCGGCCATTACGTCATACAACGCATCGGTTGCAGATACTGTAGCTACAAGCACAGTTGAGTCAGCTACTGCTACCTTCCCAGCATCAGTGACAGAAACCGCTAGTATTGTGACGGTTGAAGAGGCTGTAGCCACGTTCCTTGAGAATGTTTCTGATTCTATTGCCATAGCAGAGGTAGCTCTTGCTACCTTAATTATGACCATCACAGAAACGATGGCGGCAACAGACAGCACTACAGTTGGTACGTATTACACAGAATTTTTGGCAGAGTCCGCAGTTATTTCAGATAACCCGCAGGCGGCAACAGGCTACGGTGTGAGCAGAGCAGAGACAATGGCTATCACATCCACAGAATCAGGGCGTAATTTGTGGGAAGTCATTAATGACACGCAGGGCGTAACATGGCAAAATATCAGCAATCCGCAAACTCCGGTTTGGACTGATGTGAATAACACCGAAACACCTAATTGGACAGCAATTTCTACTTAGTAGGAGCAATAGATGGCAAATACATCCCTAATCGGCTTAACCCTTCCAGTCACGGGCACACTGTCCGGGCAATGGGGCGGCACTGTTAACAACGCTATTTCTGAGATTATTGACGTTGCCGTAGCTGGTACACAGTCGTTTACAACTGATGCAGACGTTAGTTTGACTCTTACCACAGGTACATACGCAAGTACAGGTCTAACATCCACAAGTTCTCAGTATGCGGTTCTCCTGTGTACAGGCGCACGTACAGCACTTCGTTTCATTAATACTCCCAAGCAGAGTAAAACCTACGTTGTTATTAACGATACTACCGGAGGCTTCTCGGTAACAGTGCGTGGTGGCCCTACAGCCCCTACAACGGGTGTTACGGTAGCTGCTGGGACACGGGCAATCATTGCTTGGAACGGTTCTGACTTCGTTAATGTAGGCGGTGGTTCTGCGGGAGGTTCTAACACGCAGGTTCAGTTCAACAGTTCTGGTTCATTTGGTGGTTCTGCTAACTTGACATGGAACGGCACAACGCTTACATCCACAGGATTTGGTGGCCCTATTAATGGTACTGTAGGTGCAACCACTCCAGCGTCTGGTGCGTTTACAACGCTATCTGCCACGACTGCAATTCCGGTTACATCTGGTGGTACAGGCATAGCCACTACAACGGCTTATAGCGTTGTATTTTCAGGCACTACAGCTACTGGCGCATTTCAAGCCACGGCTGGCCCCGGTACGGCAACACACGTTCTGACAAGTAATGGCGCAGGAGCGTTACCTACTTTCCAAGCACCTGCGGCTTCTGGCGTAACCCAAGCCAAGGCCACAATGATAAACTTCATCTTCAGTATCTAAGGAACCATCATGGCAAATCCTAACCTTCTTGCCGCGACCACAGCTTCGGGCACAACAACGTACTACACACCGGGCGGTACATCTGCGGTTGTTCTATTACCTAATGCCGCATCTAGCGGTCAGGTCTTTAAGATCAATCAGATTGTTTGCGCTAACGTAAACGGCTCATCTGCTGTAAACGCTACCGTGTCTATCTATACCAACGGCGCAGTGGCTCAGGGCGGTTCTCCATCGGGCGGTACAGCTTACCCAATTATCTCTACGATCTCAGTACCAGCCAGTGCTTCTGTAATCGCCGTAGATAAGACAACTGCCGTGTACTTGATGGAAGGCTCATCCATCACAATCACTTCTGGCACGGCAAGCGGTATTACTTACAGCATTAGCTACGAAGTTATCTCTTAAGCGAGGAACAGTATGTCTATAAGACAAATGTTTCCGGGGAGTATTGTTAAGCCGGGTTTCAACCCGCTGGTTGCACCTACGCCTACCCTTTTGTATAACTTGTTTGGTTGGGGTGCAAATAGTAGCGGCTCTATAGGTATTGGTAATACAACTAACTATTCAAGCCCTAAGCAAGTTGGATCAAATGTTGGTTGGACAAAAGTTGAATCAACTGCTGTTGGTAGTTCTTACGCAATATACTCCGATGGCTCATTGTGGGCTTGGGGGTATAACGATAGTGGCCAACTTGGTTTAGGAAATAGAACTAATTATTCATCACCTAAACAGATTGGTGCTTTGACTAATTGGTCTGCAATTTCTGGTGGTACTCTTAGTTATGCACTAGCAATTAAAACTGATGGCACAATTTGGTCATGGGGAAGAAATAGCTACGGTCAATTAGGTCTTGGAAATACAACAAATTATTCAAGTCCAAAACAAATTGGGTCATTAACTAATTGGGCAAAAGTTGCTTGCGGTCAAGGGCACACTGTTGCAGTCAAAACTGACGGAACTTTGTGGGCTTGGGGGTATAACTTAAGTGCTTACGGAGCGCCTTATGGCGGTCAATTAGGCGTTGGTAATTTAACTTATTACTCATCTCCCAAACAAGTTGGCGCTTTAACTGCTTGGTTAAATGTTTCTTGTGCCGCTTATTCCACTCTTGCAGTAAAAACAGATGGCACTCTGTGGTCATGGGGAATGAATAGTAACGGCCCATATGGAGGACTTGGACTTCTTGGGCTTGGAAATAATACAAGTTACAACTCTCCCAAGCAGGTTGGCTCTCTTACAGATTGGTCTTCAACAGAAAACGGTGTTTACAATTCGTTTGGTATCAAGATTAACGGCACTATCTGGTCATGGGGCGAAGGTTATTTGGGGTCATTAGGACTTAACAACAGAACTTATTATTCTTCACCTAAACAGATTGGCGCTTTAACAAGCTGGGGCAAAATTATTGCTGGTGGCAGATCAACTTCGGCAATTAGTACAAATGGAAGTTTGTGGATGTGGGGTGATAATGGTGTTGGTCAATTAGGTTTGGGTAATGTCACGCCATATTCCAGCCCAAAACAAGTTGGCTCACTTACCACATGGTTGTCAACTGCTGTTGGTGGTTCTACGACAATTGCACTAGGATAAGAAATGGCAACAACAGTTTATCCCTATGTTCAATACTCAGGCATCTGGACAATGCAACAGGTGAATGCCGCTATTGCGGCTGGGACTTGGCCTACACCGCCGGGGCCTCGTTTATTTTCATGGGGTGAAAATAGTGTAGGTGCGCTTGGTTTAGGTAATACAACATTATATTCTTCTCCTAAGCAAGTTGGCTCTTTAACAGATTGGTTACAAATAAGTGCTGGTGGTTATAGAAATACATCTGCTGGAGTTAAAACGGACGGAACCTTATGGACTTGGGGATACAACGGAGAGGGGCAACTAGGTTTAGGCAATAGAACTAATTATTCAAGTCCTAAACAAGTTGGTGCTTTAACAGGTTGGGTACAAGTCTCTAGTGGTAGATTTGGAAATACTGCCGCAATTAAAAGTAATGGAACATTGTGGTTAATGGGCGCTGGCGCTTATGGTCAATTGGGTTTAGGAAATACAACCAGCTATTCCAGTCCAAAACAAGTTGGTGCTTTGACAAATTGGGCAACTGCTGTTTGTGCTAATGGTGGTGTTAGAGCCTTAAAAACAGACGGAACTATTTGGGCATGGGGGTATAACCCTGCTGGGCAAGTTGGAGATGGTACATCAATAACCCGATCATCTCCAGTACAGATTGGTTCATCAACCAATTGGGCGCAAATCAATGGCGTTGGTAATTTTACAATGGCTATTACAACAAGTGGAGCTTTGTACGCATGGGGATCTAATTCATTTGGACAACTTGGAACAGGTAATACAACATATAGATCAAGTCCAGTTCAAGTTGGTTCATTAACTAATTGGGCTTATGTTGCTCCACAAATGTATAGCGCAGTTGCGTTAAAAACCGATGGTACTTTGTGGGCTTGGGGAGATAATTCATATGGTCAATTAGGATTGGGGAATACAACACCCTATTCTTCTCCAAAACAAGTTGGGTCGTTAACTACATGGTTAAAAATTGCTGGTACGTATCGAAGTACTTATGCCATCACAACATCTGGAGCATTGTACGCTTGGGGGGATAGTCAATATGGACAACTAGGTCTTGGGAATAGAACTTATTACTCATCACCTAAACAAGTTGGATCACTCACAACATGGACTACATTAAGCACATATGGTGGTAATGCAAACAACATTTTGGCAATAGCAACAGCATGAACAAAACACTGCACTTCCTCTCTGGCATTCCTCGTTCTGGCTCAACAGTCCTTGCGGCTATCTTGAATCAGAACCCAATGACTCATGTATCCACCACATCTGGGCTTGTCCACGCTCTTGATGGCTTGGCTAATACATGGCACTCAGCGGGTTTATTAAACGACAACGATCCCACCAGAGAGAAACTTGCACAGACCATGCGTGGGTGCATTGATGCGTTCTACGCTGATACAGACAAGCCTGTCATCATTGACAAGTCCCGTGGCTGGCCTATCCCCCAGATCATGGGTGCTATGTCCCAAGTGATTGGTCGCCCATGTAAGGTGATCGCTACAGTGCGTCCAGTTCCAGACTGCATGGCTTCATTTGTCCGTGTGGCAAAGCCTGCTGATCTGGATGAGTTCATGTACTCAGGACAGTTAGCTGACCACCTGAAGGCCGCTTACCTGTCATTGGAAGCAGGCTACGCCGCCATGCCAGAGAACTTCCTAATGGTTGAATACGACAAGCTGTTGGCTGATCCCCGCGCAGAACTTGCCCGTATCCATGAGTTCTTGGAACTTCCTGCATACGACTACGACTTCTCCAACATTGACGGCTCGTCAGTTAAAGAAGACGATGAGAACCTGCACGGCTACGCTGGTATGCACGATGTCAAACCAGTCTTGGCCAAGCAGCATAACGACAAATCCAAAGACCTTTTAAAGCACCACTACAACCAGTTCTGCCAGCCAGAGTTTTGGAGTGGTAATTCACGCACTATGCCTGAGTTGGATGATCTTGATCTACAGGTAGCCGCAGGCAAGATGGGTGACTTTGCTGAAGGCTGGAGACTGTCTGAGAAGCTCCACGCAGAGCGTCCTAACGACCACCGTGCGGCTTATAACCGTTCATGGTATCTACTCAAGCAAGGTCAGATTGGCGAAGGCTACAAGCAGATGGATCGCGGTCGTTACTGCGGGATCATTGGTGAGCGCCGCCCAGAAACACCAGCCCCTGAATGGGACGGTAAGACCAAAGGGACTATCCTCTTGTACTGCGACCACGGCTTGGGAGATCAAATTCACCAAGTGCGCTATGCCCGTGACCTAGTGGCTAGGGGTAATAAGGTAGTAGTCTGCTGTTCTGGACAACTGGCTGGTTTGTTCTCAGGCATTGAGGGCGTATCTGCTGTGGTTCAGGTTGGTGCTGAGTTTGGCGTGTTCCATGACTTCTGGTGCTATGGCATGACAGCCCCTAACTACCTTGGTTATGAGATGTCAGACTTGCGGGGCGATTCCTATATTGCTAAGCCTACAACCATCAAA